ACTAATCAAGAGTCTTATGCATTAAACTATATCGCAAGTGTCGAACTCAATAAGAAGAAGCTTGAGAATCCTGAGGATAACTTCAAAGACTTCTACACAAACCATTGGAAGACGTTCGTAGACTATAACATCCATGATACCGAACTCGTTGACATGTTAGAAGATAAGATGAAGCTTATCGAGCTTGTCTACACTCTAGCTTATAGCTCTAAAGTAAACTATGAAGATGTATTCTCTCCTGTTAGGATGTGGGACTGTATCATATTCAATTATCTGTATGAACGTAAGATCACCATCCCTCTTAAAGAAGAGAACGGTAAGTCAGAGGTATTCGAAGGTGCATACGTCAAGGATCCAATAACCGGTCCTCATAAGTGGGTTGCATCGTTCGATCTTAACTCTCTGTATCCACACCTTATCATGCAGTATAACATGTCACCTGAAACATTGACTGATACTCGTATCGATACAAACGTGGATAAACTATTAACTAAAACTCCTATGAATGTGCCTGTCGGCCTATCAACATCTGGTAATGGTTGGTGTTTTACTAAAGAAAAGCGCGGCTTCCTACCTGCATTGATGGAAGAGATGTATAACAATCGTTCTAAGTTTAAGAAGCAGATGTTAAAGGCCGAACAAGAATACGAACATAACAAAGATCCACAGCTGGTCAAAGACATCTCTCGCCTCAAGAACTTACAGATGGCCATGAAGATTGCACTGAACTCAGCTTACGGTGCTATTGGTAATAAGTACTTTAGATACTATGATCTACGTATCGCAGAAGGTATCACCTTATCTGGTCAGTTGTCTATTCGATGGATGGCTAACAAGCTTAATGACTTCATGAACAAGACCCTGAAGACTGAAGACAAAGATTATGTCATCGCTATCGATACCGACTCAATCTATCTAACGCTTGAAGACCTCGTTGAGAAGGTATGTGCAGGTAAAAGCACTGAAGAAAAGATTAAGTTCATGGATAAGACATGTGAACAGGTCATGCAACCATTCATCGATGGTGGATACCAAGAACTTGCAGAATACATGAATGCATATGCACAGAAGATGCAGATGAAACGCGAAGTGCTTGCAGACAAAGCGATATGGGTTGCCAAGAAACGATACGTGTTAAACGTACATAATTCCGAAGGAGTTCAATATGCGAAACCTAAGATTAAAGTTATGGGCCTTGAAATGGTCAAATCGTCGACACCTGCAGTCGTCCGCACGAAACTCAAGGATGCATTGGAGGTCATCTTGCATCAGGATCAAGCATCGCTTCAGGCATTCGTCCGTGAATTCAAGAAGAAGTTCGAGACACTCTCTGTTGCTGATGTCGCATTTCCTAGATCGGTTTCTTCCTTAAAAGAATACAGCGGTACACCGATCTACAAGAAGGGCACACCGATCCAAGTCAGAGGTGCATTATTGTTTAATCATTACCTAAAGATGAAAGGTCTCACGCGTAAGTATGAACCTATCACTAATGGCAATAAGATTAAGTTCGTGTATCTTAAGACACCAAACCCTATAAACGAGAACGTCATCGCATTTAACAATGTGTTACCAAAAGAATTTGGATTGGATGAATACATAAATTATGATCTACAGTTTGAAAAGGTATTCCTAGATGCCTTACAAATAGTTATTGAACCTCTAGGTTGGCATGCTGAAGAAAAGGCATCTCTTGAATTATTTTTTGGATAGGAGTTAGTATGAGTAGAGATTGGAATAAAGATATGAACGAGATGCATCATAAGTTTGGTGTACACGAAGCCGTATCTAAGATGGATGCTAATAAGTTATCAGAGTTCCTTGAGTTTCGTATCAAATGTTTACAAGAAGAACTTGATGAACTTAAGGCAGCAAGAAATGGTGATGATGCAGTCGATGCATTGATCGACCTAACCGTGTTTGCTATCGGCACATTAGATCTATTTGGTGTTGAAGCATACATGGCATGGGACCGAGTCTATAGAGCAAATATTACTAAGGAAATCGGTATCAAAGAATCAAGACCAAACCCTCTTGGTTTGCCTGATCTGGTTAAACCAGAAGGCTGGACTGCACCTACTCATATAGATAATGTAGGTGTATTTGAAAAGATCTATGACTAACATGGAATTTCCAATATGGTGTAATACTGATAAGCTTCGTCAAGGCGAATATGGTGAGATGCTTGTCAAACAATACTTTGAATCTATTGGATTCATAGTAGTAAAGAATCCTAATAGGTTTGGTTCATGGGATCTTATAGTAATAGATCCACAGACAGGTGATGCTAAGAAGGTACAAGTAAAGACTGTATCTCGTTACGTTACCAAGAAATACTTTGGTCTTACGTTAGGTAAACGTGGTGATACTGAAGAAGCTTTAAAATCATGCGATTGGTTGATACTAGTAGTTAGGACACCTCCATCATTCCATGATAAAGAATACGAGGGCAAGATGTTATTAGTAAAGAACCATAGATCGTATAATGTAGTAGGTAATCAATACATCATACCATCAATTGAAGATAACTTTGTACTCATTACTAAGTTAAAAGCTAAACAACTAAAAGAACTAAATACATTCAATCCGTAAAATAATTTTACTTTATATATTAATTGTGGTATTATACTATTATAACATGGGAGTTATATTATGACAAAGCAATATTCAAGACCGTCAGCACTTATCTTATTAGAAGCTGCTGATATCCAAGAAAAGAAAGGCAATGACTATAACAATGCCTCTAGTCGAGTTCAACAAGCAGACTACTATGAGCATGGTGTATGGACAATCCTTGACATCATCAAAGCAAAATACCTTAGAATGGTATCTGTATTAGAAGCACAAGAAGCTGGCGGTCAACCAAACTATGAATCTGTCGAAGACTCGGCTCTTGACATGATTAACTATGCATCCTTCGTTGTAGCATATTGTCGTGGTCAAGTTCCTGGTCAAGATCCTGATCGTGATGTATTTAATAAACCAAAGACTATTAAATTTCCAAAACATGGAGCCGGTCAATGAGTACAGTATATGGTGTAAGTAATATCAGAAACATCTTTAAAGAAAAATTAAAGATGGAAGAATTCGTTTATGACAAGACTAGTGTCAAGACAGTTGAGATCATAAATGCTGCATTCTTCGCTAATCAACCAGCAATCTTTGGTACAGTCAATGAAGACTATGTTAAAAGAGAATTAGCTTGGTATAAGTCTATGTCACTTAATGTTAATGATATTCCAGGAGGACCACCAGAAATCTGGAAAATGGTCGCATCTACATCTGGTCGTATCAATTCAAACTATGGTTGGTGTATATATTCTAAAGAGAATGGTTCACAGTTTATAAAAGTTGTAGATGAGCTAGCTCGTAATCCAGGTTCTCGTAGAGCTACTATGATCTATACACGGCCAACCATGCATGATGATTATAATACTGATGGAATGTCTGACTTCATGTGCACTAACACAGTTCAATATCTAATTAGAGATTGCAAATTGCATGCTATGGTTAACATGAGATCAAACGATGCAGTGTTTGGTTATAAGAATGATTATGCATGGCAAAAGCATGTATTACTTGAAGTATGGGAATACTTAAGAAGCGGATATAAACACTTATTAGATCTTAAGATAGGCGATATCTATTGGAACGTAGCATCTCTTCATGTTTATGAAAGGCATTTTAAGTTCATCGATGGCAGCGATTAATAAATGGTACAAGCGATACCTTAAACTCGCTAAAGAAGTAGCCACATGGTCAAAAGATCCTAATACACAAGTTGGTGCAGTGGTGGTTGGATCTAAGGGTCAAATCTTATCTCAAGGATACAATGGTTTTCCAAGAGGCATCTCGGACTTTCCTAAGAGATTAAATGATAGGGATACCAAGCTATCACTTATAGTTCATGCTGAGATGAATGCTATCTATAATGCTACATATTCAGGTGTATCATTAGATGGTTCAACTATATTCATTCATGGCCTACCAGCATGCTCTGAGTGTGCAAAGGGTATCATTCAAGTAGGTATCAAAAAAGTAGTAGTATCAAAGCAATGTATAGAATCTAGACCACATTGGAATGATTCATGGAAAAAATCAGTTGCGATGTTTACTGAAGCTGGCATAGCAGTGTTTGTTGTCGATGAATAATATAAAGATCATCAAGACTGGGATTAATGTCTCTAAGATATTAAAGCAGCTTGACCAATATCCAGAAGATTGGGATGGTCAAAAGAAAATAGATAGCACAGCATCTTTATTATCAAGAGGCTATGCAGATCTGCCAGTTGGTGTACTTCAACTTGTAATGGGTGCAGTAACTAAAGCAGAAGACCATGCTGAAGATTCAGAACTATGTGTACAAACTCCAGCATACCAGCATCATACTGAAATGATTGCATTCTTAAAAAGAAATTTTAAAAAGTTTGACAGATGCGGGTTCTTATCTCTTGCACCAGGCGGTGAAGTTGGTCAACATATTGATGAAGGAAAATACTATCAAACACGAGATAGGTATCATTTAGCCATTAAAGGTAAGTATAGATATACTGTAGGCGGAGAATCATATGATGTAGAACCTGGAACTCTTTTATGGTTTAATAACAAACTTATGCACGGTACAGAAGTTCTTGGTGATGAAGTTAGAGTTACTTTTGTATTTGATGTACCACATTCAAAAAATAGGAGAATATAATGGCCCAACCTGGAGCAAGAATCCATCCATCTAAAAGACACAACAATCCAATGTTATATAAGAGTGGCAAGCCAAGACTTAGGACTCTTAATGTAACACAACTCAATGCATTAATTGAGAAGACCCAAGTAAAGAAAGAAAAAAGTAAGATCACGCGTGAAATCGCAAGAAGAACAAAATAAAGGAAAATCATGGGACTATTAGATAAGATTAGAAGTAACTCAACGATCAAGGACTCGGAAGTATTATCCAAGTCTAAGTTCTTTACAAAGAAGGATATGATACCCACATCCATTCCGGCAATTAACATTGCTTTGAGTGGTAGGCTTGATGGTGGTTTAACACCAGGTTTAACGATGTGGGCAGGTCCATCTAAACACTTTAAGACAGCATTCAGTTTACTGATGGCTAAGTCTTACATGGACAAGTATGCAGACTCTGTACTATTGTTTTATGATTCAGAGTTTGGTACACCTCAATCATACTTTGAATCATTTGGTATCGACCAAACAAGAGTGCTACATACTCCAGTAACAGACGTAGAACAACTTAAATTTGATATCATGAAGCAGATCCAAGGCATCGAGCGTGATGACAAGATCATGATCATCATCGATTCAATCGGTAACTTAGCTTCGAAGAAAGAAGTTGAAGATACACTTGACGGTAAATCTGTAGCAGATATGTCAAGAGCAAAACAAATCAAGTCATTGTTTAGGATGGTAACACCGCATCTTACATTGAAAGATATTCCAATGGTAGTGGTTAACCATACTTACATGACTATGGAGATGTACTCTAAACCAGTAGTTGGTGGTGGTACAGGCTCATACTATTCAGCAGACAACATCTATATCCTCGGTCGTCAACAAGATAAGGATGGTACAGAGTTGACTGGTTGGAACTTTATAATTAACGTGGAGAAATCAAGATATGTCCGTGAAAAGTCAAAGATACCTATTACTGTTTCTTTTGATGGTGGTATTAGCAAGTGGAGTGGGTTGCTTGATATTGCTTTGGAAACTGGTCATGTT